TGCTCAAGCAGGAATGAAAAGCTCTGAACCATCTGAGAGAAGTACGTTTGGTCGTACTGACCCGGCGGCACGGCGAAGAAAGATCTAGTTAACCTGCGTGACATCAGCGTCGTCCATCAGGTCTGAGATCAACACGAGGACTGCCCAACCCCCACGTTACGCCACGTGTACCTGCATCAACACGCAGGCGCATCTGACGCCCACGCAAACGGTAAAAAAGCTGATCAGTGCGTTGATCAGACGCCGCATACCTCGGATCGCGGAACGTACGCGTCTGGCTCTTGGTGTATTCTCCGGAGCTGAAGTTACGGACAGACAACGTCACATCAGCTGTGGCCTGTTGTTCTGTAGAGTCCTTGAACCGGATGTCAGGGATAGCGCGGCGGATCAACGAGAACTGCTCGCCATCCGCAATGTCGATCGGCGCGGATTCGATATACGATACGATGGGCTGCGAAGGTGACGTTGAACCGTCGTTCAGACCGTTCTCATGCTCGTACACATACCCGTTCTCGTCAGTGGCCAGAGGATACGTAAAGATGCCGCGGTCAAGCCACGATGTGCGGGCCAAGGTGCCGAAATACCAGACCTGCTCGCCGTAGTTATAGATGACATAGCGATCGATGTCAGTGCTGTTGGCAGACGGATAAAACCACCATACCTCCGAATGACACCCGTTCAAACCCGCGAAGACCTTTGCAGACTGCGCCTCGTTGAAGTCAGAGAACACGTAATCACGCACGGTGCATGGTAGTCGCTGCACTGTGCCGGTGTAGACGTAGAACTCCTGCTTACCCATCCAGAAAACCATGTCGTCAGCCGCCTTAACAGACCGCGGACTGGCAATGGTTATGTTTTCGGAAATGGCGCCAACACCGAACGTGAACGGAGGCCCAAGATACTGCATGCCATACAGTGTGGTGTCCGTGAACACTAGGATCTGCTGGCGTGTCTCAACTGCCGTGACGATCTCATACCCGGAACTTAAACGAAGCTCACCGGCGGTATTGGTCGCTCGCGACTCCCAATCCGTAAGCGACTCCTGATCCGAGAACCGGATAATTAACGGGTCTTGCGTACCCGGATCGGCTTCCGGATCACATCCGAACGCAATCACATGCCGATCCCTGTCGCTCACAAGAATCTGCTTGGCCACAGTCGGAACTTTATTTGCACCGGATAAGTCAGCGAGATTGACCGCGCGATTTCCAGCGGAGAGGTCCCAATAGTAGATCCCACCGTTGCGCGGGTTGGCAAGCATGTCCTCACCAAACGCGTCCATAGACCAAAGGCGCAGACTGCCAGACAGGACCGGTGTTGATGAGGCAGCGCCCCAGCCGTCTTGACCCCAACCACCGGCACCCCAACCAAGACCGGAAATAGCAGACGTAAGGCCGGCGGCGAGTTGATACTCGCCAACCACAGATGCTCCACCATTGCCACTATCGGACGCGTTAGCCACGACTGGGGTAATGCTGATCGCACCGTCAACAGCGGTGGATAAGAGGTCGGCAACTGTACGGGCGGTTATCGTGTAGTTGTCTGCGTCGATAATTTCTTCAATCTGATACTCCTGATTGAGCACATCGGCGGTGATTGTGCCCCCAAGCGATGTTGCTCCGGAGAACGTAACAAAATCGTTCTCCGCAGCGCCGTGCGATGCGTGTGTGACGGTGATCGTAGAAGACCCATCCGTAGCCGAGAACGTCACATCTCCGGCGGCTGTTGTCGCGCGAACAGGCGTGATGTCTGTAAACGCGCCATCGGTGTCGACGATGAGCTTGAGATGCGTTCCGAACGCCGTGACCTTGGCAGCGTCCAAACTCGACCATGCAATGATGCGGGAGCACGATCCGAGCAGCGAGCTTTTGTACTTCTTTACCCATCCAAGGATAGATTCTGGAAAGCCTTTCTGAAAGCGAACCTTGTCGCAATCATACCAACCGCCTTCGTTTGTATACGCTGTGACTTCGCGGTTGATACCCGGGCGGAATTGTAGCTTTGAAAGCGGCATAGCATCAGAACCTGTTCAGTTGAGGAACCATACTACACTTTAGGTGTCACCGTCCATCGTAACACCCACTTCTCTCCGTCATACTCCGGGGTTTCGGAGCGAACTCGATCAAATTTGCTAGGATCGACGTTTGGGATGTCGTCCACCCAAACGCGCACCATGTTGAATTGACTCATTATTGCCGCGGTCAGTTCCTTACGAAAACTGACTCCGGGGTTTTCCGCTTTCATTTGGTTTATGGTGTACGGAAAAGTCTCAACGACACCATCAACTACTTTGGCGTACATACGGTTCTCCTACACCAAGTTCTGATATTGCAGGCGACGAATGTTATCCATAAGCGAAGATGGCACACCAGAGATATTAGTATCATCCCACGTTGCGTATAACGACAGATTACCAGATCCGTCTGCGGAGATAACGTGTATCTTACCTGCCGTATCGCCAACAAAAAGATATCTTGTTCCGTACTGAGCTGGGGTTGTCGCAGCAATACACGTCAAAGTGCTGGCACCCGATATTAAAAGTTCATCGGCAACACTTAGAGAGCCGCTGGACTTGGCGTTGGCGATAGAGGATACGTAATCCCCTCCAACGCTGCCACACGCAAAGATGTAGTTATAGGTCTCGTCGGGGACATAAATATATTCTGGACGCATGCTAAGTGTTGCGGATGAACTGAGCGACATTGAGGACGGAGTACTACAGTTAATTTTTAAGACCTTGTCGGTTTGAGTACCAACATATAGCCAATCCGTCGAACTGTACGGGTTATTTGCCCCGTTCAAAACCTCAACGCACGGAGGCCCCGCAATAAGGTTAGTATCGGCGTCTCCATAATACCCGTCGATAGTTAGAGAGGAAGCTGTGGAGCAATCTATCGCGATGACTTCTTGATTGGGCAAACTGGCATCATTGTCCGCGACAACGTACAAGGTTTGCGAATCTGCATCATAAGCAACATCTGTGATGTCGCGACTGCTGTTAGATACGTACGGTATGGCGCTTGCGTACAAGAGTTGGGACACGTTCATCCCCTCTGTCCCGCCGCTAGAGCCCCATGTGTCTAACGCAAAAACACCATCTGGACTAGCTGCGTAAGAACCGAACAGATATTGTCTGGAAATATCTAGACCGAAATAACGAACTTGAAGCAAACCTGTCGGGTCTTCATAGATGTTGTTAACAGCGGCGCTTAAAACACCCCCACCAATATTAGATAAGTCAAACACAGCCATCGCGTCGTCGTTTGCTACGTCGACGTCTATGCCGACGTATACGACTGCGCTGTAGTTATACAGCCCGCTGAACAAAGGCCCGTATGAATTTCCGGTAAAATCAAATGCCATATCGCTCGGTGTGTCAGAGACAGATCGTTGCGATATAAATTCAGGATTGTCGATGTCAGATATATCGATAGCACCTATGATGCCGCTGCTACCCGCTTCCAAGATATACAGAACGTCCGAGATTCCCGGCCTGAACTTCCGCATACGAAGGGCTTGGGACAGCAACATCAGTCGTTCGCGTCCTTGACCACTGCACCATACACGGCCCCCGCGACCTGCCACAGCACGAACACGTTGTAGCCACTCGCAGCCAAGATCGGATCAGCCCCGCCAGTGGTCAACCATGTCATAGTGGGCCATGTGATTGAGTAACCCGTACCATCGTCCACCATAAGCGTAAGAGACTGACCGTTAGCGAGACTTTCGGTGTAGGTCGTGTTGCCGGTCAGCGTATGGGTCTGGATAGTGCCGTTAGCTGGGTCCAGCGCAACGGATGTGCCACTCAGCGCATACACCTCTTCAGTGAATGAGCCCGTGAACACCGCATCTGTGAGCGTTTTGTTCGTAAGCGTCTGAGTGCCTGTCTCAGTAACTGTGCCAGACGCGGCAGGGAACAACGCGCTGAGGTCGACAACAGCCGCTGACGCACCCGCACCATCGGCGTACACGACAGCCGCGGCACCCGTTGCCACAGTAACAGAAGAGCCGCTACCCTGAGTTAGGATAACGGACTCACCGGAGATGTTGCGCACAAAGTAGAGCTTGGACTGATCGTTGGGCGAGATCGTAACGGTGTTTGTGCCGCTAGGAGAGCCACCGAACACCAGAACTTTGTACTGACCCTCGGACAGCGCACCATCGGTTGTGGTCAGCGTGTGCGTCGTACCAGAAAGCGTTATTGCCCCAACACCAGAGATCAAGCGATCAAGGATGTCGAAGTTCTCGTTGGTCGTCTGACCCCACGTGCCGACCTGCTCACCATCGCCCGGGCGCTCCAAGCCTGTGTTAGCTGTGTACGTGCTGGCCATGTCTTACCTCGATATTTCAGTCCAAACCGGAGGACCAGAAGGAGTTATCTGGGACCAAGTTGTATCAGACGGCGATATGTTCGTCCACGTGAGTGTTTGATCGACATCGGCGGGAGACCAGAAGAATAACTCGCCTATTTCACATGTTGTCGACACTCCGGTGAGCGCAATGGAAACTTGCGGTATTGTCCCTGCTGCGGTCTCGGACTCTACACCTGTAACAGAAACGGTGACGTTTGTGATTGCGGAAATAGACCCAATGCTAGCACTGGCTTGAACGCCTGTGACAGAAACGGTGATATCTATAATACCGTCATCTGCCAAAGGCGAGGCTGATATTGGATCAAAACTGAGCATTAGTCAGGCCACTCAGGTAAATCATAGAAATTTGCAGGGATTGGGTCCATTGCCTCAATCACATCTGACGCCGCACGAATAGCTGCAATCTGTACCCATAGAGCTTCACCAGCAGCCCATGCAGCCGCTTCCTCTGGAGTCCAATTAGCCTCTCCCTTTTTAGCTAGTTGTGCAGCTTGTGCAGTAAGGTTTCGTTGTTTCCATTCAGGACACAGTGCGATAATACGTTTGTTTGCTTCCGCTTTAACTCGCTCGATTGTGCCGGGAATATTCTCGACCACCCAACCACGAGTTACCGTCCCGTTTGTTTCTGTTAGTGAACCTTGTGTCAACTTCTGGTAACGAGGATCGTAGCTAGGCTGTGCCTCAACCTGCACTGGATACAACCCGTATGCAGCGAGTAGGTTATCAGTCGGCTCTACAGGAAAGCTGACTTGTGGATTGTCTTTGCGAAGTTGGCGAAGAGTGTATTGTTGCCACTCACCGTTAATTTGTTTTGCGTATTCCATACTACTTACCCTGCCAGAGAGGAAACAAAGAAGTTATCTGCCCAAGATTCATTTCCAGAATTGTCTGATGTACAAGAAATACCATGCTGTGTCCCTGAGTATGTAGAATCTGTAGTGCTGATATAGAGTGTATCATCTACGTACACTTCAATAGAACTACCATCCAATACAGCCTTAATCGTGTATGTTGTAGTGAGGCTAAACGGAAAACT